GTATTTAAAGTGCAAAGAGGTGTTACGGAAATTACATTTATTGGGGATTTGATTGAGGGCGGAGCTATGGTGACCGTTACGGAAGATGATATTCCTGATGATATTAAAGAACTGATAGATATGGAAATATATACTCTTGAAGAGGCTTTGGAAAAGTGTACTGTAAATTCAGGATATGAAAAAAGAATGGTTCTGAGAAAACCCGCTATTAAAATGGTGGAAAGTAAAAATGGTAATACAACCCCTGTTCTTCAGAAGTTTGAGAAGAAATATGAAGAAGAAGATTTAATTCCTGATTTTATGATTGAGGAAGAAGATGACGCTATTAGTGATGTTGAAATTGAAGATGCTGAAATTGATGATATTATTAATGATGGTGTTGTTGTTGATGATAATGATTCTTGGCTTAACAACTTGTAATATATAAATGAAAGCAACTTGATACTATTAATATAAGGTCATATATTATGACCTTATATTAAAAAAATACAATATAAAGGAGATATTAAAATGGCAAAATACGGTAAAAGAAATGAAATAAAGATAGACCCTCTTAAATACAATATATGTCTTTTAGGAGAACCTAAAATTGGCAAGACCACAATTATCAAAGAAGTATGTGAAAAACTGGCTGGAGAAAGCGGTTACATATTTTTAGAGATGAATGGAGAAGCTGGAGCTGACGCGATTCAGGGAATTGTGTATGAGGATTGTGATGATTGGGATACAGTCGAGGAAATTGTTGATGATATTATAGAAAACAAAACAACAGATTATAAAGATTTGAAAGTTATCGTTATGGATACATATGATGGCTGGATTAAACTGGCTGAATCAGAATCAATTAGACTTTGGAATAGCTCGCATTCCGATAAACGTGCTGATAGTATTGACGCTTCATGGAATGGTTTTCAGAAAGGACAGGCTAAAGCTTTTGAGCTTATGTTTGATATTATGGTTCGCCTTAGAAAAGTTGGGGTTGCTGTTATTGTTATAGGACATGTCAAAAATCGTGAGCTTATTGACGCGGCAACCGGAATAACATATCAGACATTAACATCTGATGTTGAGAAAATATACTTTAATTTATTAAAGAAAAAGATGCATTTTCTTGGACTGGCGTATTATGACAGAACTATTATTACAGAAAAAACAGGAAAGAAAAATGTTGTCACAAAAAAGGAAATAACAGTAAATAAAGTTACAGAACAGTCGCGAAAGATAAAATTCAGAGATGACAATATGGCGTTGGACAGCGGTTCAAGATTTGCTGAAATTGCTGAAGAAATTCCAATGACTTCTGATGATTTTATTTCAGCTCTTACGGAGGCAATTAAAGCTGAGCAAAGTAAATCTGATAAGACATGGGAGCAGGCTAAAAAAGAGCAGGAAGCGGAAGAATATGAGAAACTGAAAGAAATTGAAAAGACAGAGCAAATAAGCAAAGAAATAAAAGAACTTAACAAAATTATATCTAAAATTACAGATTTTATTAAAAAGAACAAATCTGATATGAGTTTAATTAAGCCTATTATCTCTTTGACAAAGGAAATGGGATATGAAAACCCTACGAAAATTTCAAACATCAAAGACGCTGAAAAAGTAATGAAATTTATTTCACAATCTGTATAGATTAATACACAAGGAGGGATTGAGTTGAGCGGTACAAAAATGACGGATATTGAAAAAAAACAATGGAATGACTTATATCAATATGTAAAAAAAGAAATTTTGTTTTATGATAATTCCCAGTCAATCCCTCCAAGCCTTATTTTGAGGCTTAAAGGATTGGCTAAAGGGAAATATATAGAAAACAGAAGAATTAAAGACAATGCTGATTATTCTTTCGAGGTAATATTATATACTTTTAAAATTTGCAGACCCGCTATCTTGAAAGCTGTATCAAATAAAGAGTTTGAAAATGAGAAGAACAAATTTAATTATATATGTAAAATTATTGAAAATAACATTAATGATGTATATTCCAGATTGATTAAAATTAAAAACTCAGATGATAAAATAAATTCGTTAGATACTAGAGTTTTATCTCATAAAGCGGGTAAATATCAGAGGAAAACAGAAGATATAAAAAATAAAAAACTTAATGAACTATGGTAGGCGGGTGAAAAAGTATAATGGTAAAAAACAAAAAACTCAGTACGTTTGAAGAAGAACTGCTTTTGATAATAAAAAAAATCAATGAGTTTAAACTTGGCTGTGAGGCGAATATAGTTTCAATTTTGTATAAAAATCCGGATTTATTTTATGAGACAAATTTGTCTTTAAAAGAATTCAGCAATAATATCTGGAAAGTTTATTGGGTTATAGCAAATGATATAGTTAATATTGAAAAAAAGAATGCTCTTGATGATATTACTGTTGGATTATATCTGGAGAAACATCCTAAACTAAAAAAGAAATATGATGAATACGGCGGGTATGAGACTATTGTAAGCGCCGGGGAATATGTAAAATCTGAAAACTTGGATGGGTACATAAAAGAACTTAGAAAATGGAATTGTGTTATAAAATTAGCAAAGAGGGGATGTTCAGTACAAGACAGGTTAAGCGATTACTGTGATATGTCCGCTGAAGAAATCTATAATGAATGGGAAGCGTTCATTAATGATACTTTTATAAATGTTGACTGTGATGTGAAGAGTTATGATATCAGTGACAATATAGATAACCTCATTGATGAATTGGATAAGGGATTCGCTATAGGACTTCCTTACAATAATATGGAAGTTTTGACAAAGGAAACAGGAGGACAATACCTTGGCTCCATAACTCTTTTAGGTGGATTGAGCAACGCGGGAAAATCAACTTTTGCAAGAAATGCTGTGATACCTTGTGTTATTAAAGAAAAAGAACGTGTTGTAGCAATGATAAATGAGGATAATCTAAAAAGATGGCAGAGAGAATTGCTGGTTTTTGTTGCTAATAATATTCTGAAAGAGGATTTGCAAAAACATATTGTAAGGGATGGACACTACACAAATGAGACAAAAAGAATACTATATAAAGCGGCTGAGTGGATTAAGAAACAAACTCAAAATCATATAATCACAATACTGCCTTTTAAACAATATAAAACTCAAAGCGCGATAAAAGTTATTAAGAAATATTCAGGTATGGGTGTTAAGTATTTTATATTGGATACTTTTAAGATGGACGCCGGAAAAGTCAGCGACAAGTCATGGCTTGAGATGCAGCAAAATATGGTTGAAATAAATGATATTATTAAACCTGAATCTAGAAATTTACACATATTGATTACATTTCAATTAACAAAAGGAAGTATAAAACAAAGACATTATACACAGGAAAATATAGGAATGGCTAAAAATATAATTGACCCTGTCTCAACTTGTCTTATGATACGAGATGTATATGATGACGAGTATACAGGAGAAAAAAGAGAATTGAAAGTATATCGTATTGAGGGAAAAAAGGGTAATACAAAAATACCTGTAAAACTCGATAAAGATAAACATTATCAGGTAGTGTTTATAACAAAAAACAGAGAAGGTTCAGCAAATAGATATCAAGTTGTGATAGAGCATGATATGTCCAGAAATATTATGAAAGAAGTTGGAATAACTAATATTCCTATAGATTTTTAATGAAGTAAGGTGTATTTGATATGACAATCGCCGAATTAAAAGAGTATATATACGATAATAATAAAATCGAATTTATTTTAAAGGAGATTGGCTGTAATCATATAGTGTATCACTTAAACAAAGAATATTACAGCTGCTCAAATTGTGACGGTGATAACAAAACTGCCGTAAATATAAAAAACAATAAATATTTGAACTGCAAAAATTATACAAGAGAAAAATATTTTAATAATAAAGCCGATTTAATAACATTGGTTCAATACAATATGAAATTAAGAAGTGATAAATTTACTTTTTATGACACTATTAAATATCTTCATAAAATTCTGGGATTAACTCTTTCATACAGAAAAAAAGAAGCTGAAAAAGAAATAATCGACCCATTATATATTTTTAAAAAAATCAGAAACAAAAAAAAGAAACAAAATGTACTTGATTTTAATGTATTGGACGAGGAAAGACTTTGCGGCTTTGTTCCATATATACATATTGATTTTTACAGAGAAGGTATTATGCCTTGGACAGTAAAAAAATTCGGGCTGGCATACAGCTATAGATATAAAAGAAATATAATTCCTCTGAGATATTGGCTTACGGGAGAATTACTTGGATTTAACATGAGGACATCGGTGGAAAATTTTGATTTATTGGATATAAAAAAATATCTGATTACATCGGGATATCCTAAACAAATGAATTTATTTGGCTTATGGGAAAACAGAAAATATATTGAAAAAGCGGGTTATGTTGTTGTGTATGAGGCTGAAAAATCAGTTCTGAAAAGAGACAGCCTGAATGACAGTACAGGTGTGGCTGTGAGCGGTCACAAGATATCAGAGGAACAGGAGAAAATTCTTATAGGACTTAATTGTGAGATTATTATAGCTTTTGATAAGGATATCAGCAGAGAATATTTAAGATATTGCTGTGAAAAGTTTTTTGGTATAAGAAAAGTATCATATATGTATGATAAGTGGAATTTACTGGGAGAAAAAGATTCTCCCGCGGACGCACAAAACAAAGTTTTTAATTTTATGATGAGGTATAGGGTTGTGTATGATTTTAACGAACATAAAAAGTATATAAAAGATGTTGAGAAAGCAGGTGCAAAATGAGCAGAAAGACAAACGAGGAAATAGAAAAAATTAAGGAGAAATATAATGCGGACAGGATATGGAGCTGGTCAAAAATCAATACATATAAGAATAGTCCGTATGAATATTTTTTAAAATACATAAAAAGGGAAAAGGAAGACAGACAGGATTGCATATACGCTGTTACAGGCGGTATGGCGCATGACATTATGGAGAACTTTTATGTTAAAAAGATTGGGTATTCTGATATGGACAGCGATTTTGAGGATGCCTGGCTTACAG